AAGCAACGATCAAAACAATGGTTGAGGCTACCAGGAACGACAAAGAAATTGGGGGTACAAAGTATAAGGAGAGTCTGTCCTTTGCTGCAAAGGGAAGGGATAAGTTCAGTAACCCGGAGCTAAATAAGGTCTTTGATGTTACACATCTAGCAATAGACAGGACTTTTAGAATACTTGGAGATATGGGGTTATTACCTCCTGCTCCTGAAGCATTACAAGGCCAGAACTTAAAGATAAAGTATGTATCTCTACTTGCCCAGGCCCAGGAGTATTTAAAAGACAAATCCAAGATAATAATAGTCAAGAGGAGTAAGTAAATGAAGATAACTTGTTTTTCAGATACACATAGACATAGACCAGAATTGGGTAAAGGTGATATGTTAATATTTGCAGGTGATGATGATATTACAGATATAAAAACTCTAATTAACTTTACTCAATATATTAAAAAACAGGACTTTAAATATAAAATAATGATAGGTGGAAACCATGATTTCTTTATTAAAAATTTATTTGCTAAAGAGTATTTAATAGAGAATAATATCATATATCTAGAAGATCAGATGATAGAAATAGAAGGGATTAAAATATATGGAACTCCATATACACCACAATTCATGAACTGGGCTTTTATGGAAAGTGAGGATATGCTTCTTAAAAGATACTCTTTAATACCTAAAGATGTTAATATATTAGTTAGTCATGGTCCTGCTTATGGTGTTAGAGATCAGATAGTGTATGGTAATAGCCCAAGTATTAAAAGTGGTAAATTCTTAGGTAGTAAAGCCTTAGCAGAGGTATTACCATCTTTGATTGATTTAAAGTATCACATTTTTGGTCATATACATGGTAGTTATGGTACTACACATAGTTCAATAAATTGCTCGATCTGTGACGAAAGGTATAATATGGCTAATGAACCAATTGAATTATGGTTATTTACGGAGGTTAAATGAGAAATATAATATATGTAGCTGGGCCTTATAGTGCAACTACCATAGAAAAGAAAATGGAAAATATAGATAAAGCTGTTAGGCAAGCTAAAACTCTTACCTTATTAGGTTATTGTTGTATAGTGCCCCATAAACTCACAGAACTTTGGGATTTCGATACTTCTTTTTCCGAGTGGGAAGATATAGACTGGCTAGAAAAGTGCTGTTATCCCTTACTCTATCAATGCAGAGCACTATTCCTAACAGATGGTTGGCAGAAGAGTGAGGGTTGCTTAAAAGAGTTAGATTTTGCTAGGGAACACAATATACCATATTTTACATCAGAAAGGGAACTTCTAAGGAATATAAGGTCTATTCAAGTATAAATGATAATGAGTATATATTTTATATTCTAGTTGCCTCTTTTGTATTTCACCATGAGTTGCACAAGAAGAAACTAATCCTAGTAGTATTAATGCTATTAGAGCATTACATAAATTTATAAAAATATTGCATATATGCTCACAGATCAAAAGTTATACCACCATGACCAACTATACTCTTTCTATTATAATCACACCCAGCACCACCTACTATACCAAACCTACCTATAACATTACCTTGAATTAGACCACTAACGATCTTAGTATCTGACCCGAAAGTACCCATAGCCATTAATCTAATCATTCTTTTATTTATTTCAGTCTTATTATATTCTTCTAACTTCTGTATTATCTTTTCTTGTTCTTTTATTTTAGTTTCAAGTTTAGATATAGTACTGGTATTAGTACTTGTAGTCTGATCGGTACTAGTAACTACATTATACTCAGTTATTATAGTACCATCTGGATGTTGAGTAATTACTGTATTATCAGTAACTAATTTGTTTAACTTATCCATTTGTTTTATCTGGGTATTGATAGTCCTTTCAAGTTCTGTTATTTTTTGTAGATCAGCCTCACTTGTTATCTCAACTTCGTTTATAATTGTTTTAGAAGGTAGAAATACCCAACAAAGCACTATTCCTAGTACAAAAGCCAATAGGATCTGGACAATTCTATTATTCTTAATTAAGTTCCATATATAGCTCATAAAATCTCCTCTCTTTCTATTTTAGCTTGTTTCTGCTTACCCCAGAATGCAAACCCTGATAAGGCAACAATTATAGAAGCAACACCCAAAAGGTTTTTACCCCCATTAAAATAAATATCTAAAACTCCTAGTCCAATACCACCTATACAAGAAGTAAATACACTCATTGTAAAGTTTACTCTCATACTGGATATATACCCATTTTGATTTTCTAATGCTTGTTTTATTTCTTTTTTCATAGTTTAAACTCCTTATAATAGATCTACTTTAAATATTTCGCATAATTTCAATACACCAGCCCTTGCATCAGCGTATTCCTCATATCTGTAATTAATATCCTCTTCTCTAGCAAGAAAATCTAAATTACTTAACAAATCTAAGACAATATCTTTTATCTCTTGGTTATCCATTAATTACCTCCTAAACTAGCAAATGTTCTCTACATGGTGTAAAAATACAATCAGTATAAGTAAAATCAGAACACTCATAACACACCATATCGTCTTCTATATATTCCTCAAACAACATACAATAACGTATAATATTATCGTCCCCACCTATATCCTCATCATAAAAAATACAATTAGAACAATTTGCCTCAACTAATAATATAGTTTCCTCGTATCTCATAGAGTTGTTATATTTAGATTAAACCCTATATCCTTATCTAAAATTCCTTTAATTTTATTAAAAGCGTCTGTAGACTTGAACACTGAATATCTAGCATTACTATTATCTAATATTGACTGTTGTAACCCAACTAGGACACAACCATTTATATCTGTTAACCAATTTCCTTTATGTATTAGTATCTTAGAACGATTAGGTACTCCCATTACTTCAAATGTAAACCCAAACTTAGGAGAGTTCCATATCTCACACCTATAATAAAGAGCTGGTATGCAACTAACCCTTCGTTCATTACTATTCCAAGGTAGTTCTAGTGTATAACATACAAAGTCAGTATCATGATATAGTAAGCCAAGTGTACCCTTGAGTGTACTTACAGTTCTAACTAATTTGAATTCTTTTAATCCACTCATAACAATCTTATCCTTATAGTATTATATAATATTTTAATAAAATGTTTTTAAATTTTTCATCAATTAATAGTTTTTTCTCATAAATAATAATACGGGTATTATCTGATGGAAACCCAAACTCACCATCAGTATATTTAGCATCTTTTAACTCTTTATATAATTTATCTATTTCTGGTTTTTTTAAATTAATATTTATTATCATTACTTTCTCCAAAATTTAGCAAAGTAATATGGGGCTTTATATCCAATTAAGAATATAAGGATTATTGTCATAAAATCACACGTTACAGAAAAACCAAAATAAGACATATAGATATATCCAAGTAAAGTAGAAACTAACTTAGACTGTAAATCAAATATGAAGTCTAACTTCTTATCAAGATCTTCCTTGAAGAACTTATAATGACCATCACAGATTAATTCATCTATTAATACAAACCCGACCCAAAGTAACATGGTTATGGGACTCATCATACCCATTATGAAGCCTAATGCTGAGTGCCCTGTTTCAAAATATCTTTCCGAATTACCTAAATACTGTTGTAACATCTTTAAATATTTCATTATTTTACCTCTATTTAGTTATATCTGTAGTGGGTTTATTTATTAAAAATGGTTGAATTTCTTTATGAAGTTTAATTTTACTTAATTTTGATACTGAAATCTGATAAATAGTACCATCTTCTAAAACTATTTCTATCATATTACCACTCATAATGTAAGCATGGGAAATAGCCTTATAAGTCTTTCTAACTGGAATTAAACCTAATAGCATTCTAAAAGTTGTTATTTTATACATAATATTCTCCTTTATAGTTTAATTATACAGTTTTCGATAATAGTTGGTTGTACATTTTGATGTGCATTGGCTGCTGCAGCTGCAGCACTATCAGATACACTACCAGATTTTGCACCTTGCGTAGCAGCAAAAGAATCGGCATGACCATGACTATATGCAGAAGCACCGCCTGTTGTTGATGTTCCATCAACATTTCCAGTAGAATAACCATGAAGTTTACCACCATCCGCAGCAGTATCTTTATACGTTGTAGTACCATGGGTATGATCTACACCACCTGCCGACACAGTACCAGTAATAGCTGGATTCGCAAAAGCAATAGTATTAGCATGACCATGAACTGCAGTACCACTTTCTACAGCAGCTAATGTATAAGTTTCTGTACCAACAACTGTACCAAGAGTTTTACCATCTATTCCACAACCAGCAACTGACAATAAACCTGCAAATCCTGCACCATTATCAACATCTTGACCAACTACATTTCTACCTCTATAATCAATAAGTGTCAATTCTTTATTTGCTGCCCAATCAGCTGCAGCACTTCCACCTCTACCACCTACTACTGGACATTCTGTATCTGTATACTCATCCCAAAGAAGTGTAAATAAATCTTCACAATCTGCATTTGCTCTTTCTGAAGCACCTGAAGCTGCATTACCAATTGTTAAACCAATTAATAGTGCCCAACCGTCTGGTGCAGTACTTCCACAAAATCCAATTCTAGAACCTGTTGGTATGAATGAATCTACATATCCTCTACTTCGATGTGTTTTAATTCTAGCCATGATTTATATCTCCCTTACTTGTACAAGATTATTCAATAGTCCACTATTATCTGTTACATAATTAGTTATAACACCACCACCAGATCCAATTGTAAGACCAGACATTCTAACCCAACCGTCTGGAGCAGTTGTTCTCACTGAATACTTAACATCTCCAGTATCTGCATATATCTGAAGAAAACCCCTACTCTTATGTACTTTTTTCATTAAATTATACCTCTCTTACACTAATTAAATTATTTAACAATCCACTATTATCTATTAGAACATTTGTAAAAACTCCACCACCTGAAGCGGTTGTTTCACCCTCACCACAAGTTGCTGCTATTGCAGCTTCAACATAAAAACCATTTGTTATAGTTAAAGCTGCTGTATTATTAATTACTATATTATTAAATTTTGTTCCGTTACCATTTAAGTCTATAAACTTAGTTATTGTTCCTGTTGCAATTGACTGAAATACTAAATCACCTTCTATAGTACAATCTGCACCCAAAGTAAGAGGTGTAACTGCCCCAGTCCAAACACCACTAACATCAAATGTAACACCCTTTTTAACTTTAATTTTAATCCCAGCAGGAATTGATATACCAGCATCACCTAGTAATGCTTGGTCAGTCTTTATAAATAAAGTATCCCCAGAGGCTAAACCATCGGCTATTGCTAATTGTATAGTAGTGTAATCACCTTCTGTTGTATTAGAGGATATTACAAAAGCATCCTCATCTTGACCTGCAAACCAATTAGTCCAAAGTGACACTAAATGCCAATACCAATTAAAATACTCAGATGGTGGATAAGCTAATGGTGCCCACCCAGCTAATTTCTCTGGTGCAGTAGGTTCTACTGTTTCTAATGGTGGTGGATTCCATGCAAAGTAACCACCTGATACTCCGCCTACTACTGTAGGTTTTTTACTTGTTAATGCCATAAAATTATTTCTCCTTTAATTAATATAAATAAGCTAATCTTCCACCAACTTCTATACATTCCCAAATAACTGTGCCGTCTGTAATTGTACCACCAACCGCAGTTGGCCACGAATTAGGTGGAATGTTAGAAATTTGTGGTTCTACTACATCTGATATACCTGCAATTACACATAAATAAGCATATGTATTATTACTAGTTGGAACTACTACATCATTTAGAATATAGCCTGTAGATGGTTGCCAGTCTGCAATTGTAGTACCTCCTATTACTCCCCAATCAGAAAATCCTAAACCATCTTGGCTAACGCTGTATCTGCAAGTCCATGTATTACCACTACCATCCATTACTGTAGTATTAACTACACCAGGTCCAACCGGCCATACTGGCTCAACTGCACCTGTGTCAGCTAAAACTAAAGTTGTACATTGATAAATATAAGCTTCATCTACTGGATAATGCCTAATAGCAAAATGCCCTGTAGAAGGGTATCTAAAATCCTGTAATGCCAAAGTTGTGTCATTTGCTTGCCAAAGTCTATAATTAGAAAATTGGAATGCACCAACTGGTGCTATAATCCAAAATGATAAAGTAGGATAAACATAAGCTCTTACAAACTCTCTAAAATAGTCAAATGTATTTGGTAAAGTAAATGCTGATGGGAAAGACCATGTAATGTTAAATGTAAAGTATGCTTCAGGGTCAAGAGTTAACCAAGTAATAGCATTATCAATTGTTGGACCACCGATAATATCTGTCCATGCTGGCTCTACTGCTCCTGATTGTCCTCCAACAGTACACTCAAATATATAATCCCTGCCTTGAGTGTTGTGGTCTGGATTATAAGGAGGATTGGGGCCTGTTGGTGGACCTATGTTTGTTGTTTGATCGGATGGGTCAAACCTAGTTGGTGAGTTTGCAATAACGTGTTGTTTAGCTGTATAAACTTTATTTGCTTGCCAATATTCCCACTTTGGGGCTTTACCAACATTTAACCAAGTAATACCACCATCAACTACAGTATCTCCTAAAAATTCTGGCCATAATGGAGTGGGTAGTCCTGCTGCACCTGTAACTGTTATTGCTTGATAAAGATATTCTATTGCAGGAGTAGAAACTGGACTATCCCCAACTACCGTATCACCAAGTGCATATGCCCAACCAGCCACCCAATTAGGATTAGTAGGAATATTATTATTTATTGAGTGTCCTCTCCAAATATCAAACCACTCTGAGATCTGTGCATTACCGCCAAGTAATCTGCAAACTAGAATTAAGCCTTCTTTATGTCCCTTAAGCAAAGTAATTGCACTTAAAAAATAACCTAGTCTTGCAGATGTAGTATCTGGTAAGTCTAATATCTTAATTAAATCAGCAAATCCAAACTCTTTAAGAGTTTCTTGTGCTGCCTTACCTTGTTGATTAGTAAAGTCTTTATACTTATTTAGAATATCTCTAAATTCATATTCATTGTCTGCAATTACTTTATCTATTGCATCACATAACTCTACATAAAGGTCCTGTTCAAAAATTCCCTTGGGTAAATATGAACTTGAAGTTAACATTAAATCAATCTCCTATATAGTTTGTGTGATGGTTATCTGATTAACTATAATCATATATTCATCCCAAGCTGTTTTAGTTAAAATGCTGTAGTCTGATGTTGACCCTGTTGTTGTATTATTTAGCTGCTGCCTACAACGCCAATATACAGTGCCATCTAATGTGTCTGTGGCTACTGTAGGAATAGGGTTATCATCAATATTTTCCTGAGATATAAGAGTCATCCAAGGGTTACCACCTGCAGGTTCTGCAGCTCCTGTGGTTCCTGCCTGAACACATTCATAAATATACTCCCCATCAAGAGCTGGGGACGCAGCTACTGGAGTAACAAAATCTCCTCTTCTATAAGCTGTAAGAGCTTGCCAATTTGGTGCATCAATTGTTATTACACACTTTTTAATATACTCTATATAATTATAAACTAAATCTTCTATCTGCCTTTCTACATCAAAAATGTCTATTGAAAGTTCTAATAGTAAATTATAAGGCTCTAAGATACCACCTGTACCATCAATATCGTTAACTACAGGATAAGACCCTGGGAGCTGCATATACACGTCATAATTTAAAGTCATAACTACCTGCGTTGGGTCTGATATAACTGGATCAGGGACGCCAAGGGCTTTGCTAGGACTTAAACTTGTTATAAATGATTGTTTTTCTATTGAGTTGAATACTTGATTAACTCCAAGAGAAGAGTCATTACGTACATATGTCATTTCAACAACAGCGGGAGTAACATCTCTATAATTAGTATCAGACATTCTGGAATCTAGCCCTTTAAATAATTTCATAAAATCATCTCTAGCACGTACTAGAGCTTGTGATTCATAGTAAAGAGGAGCATTTACTTTTATTGAGTTTAATGTTTCTTGCTCTAAATATATATTATCTCTAACATCTGCTGTTATATCTGAATCATTAGTATACCACGCACAATTTAAAGATGTAAGCCAGTTAAAAAGTCCTCCTGTATCTCCTATTAAATTTCCTTCTACTGGAGCAGGCCAGCCTGGCTCTGCGGGAGAAACTCCACCAGGAGCTTGACAAGCATAAAAATAACCATCCTGCGTAGTAGGAACTACTACATCACCTACAACATATGTAAACCCTGCCTCATATTGACAGTCAAAAGAAATAGGGGCTAATGTTGTTGTATCATAATCCATTAAATTATAACAAGCCCAAGTAACTTGATTGGCTCCTGGGTTATCTATTACCGTTGTAGCAACACTGACTGGACCAGCTGGCCACACTGGCTCAGTTAGTGCGTCTGTAAGACCAAAACCAGCAATAGCTATACATTTATAATAATAGCCGTTTAAGTTGGCTGCAGTTGGTATTATCAAATCTCCTACCGCTATAGCTGCACCGGCACTCCAAGCTGCAGGAGTAGGAACTGAAACATCTGCTGTTAAGCCCCCTATTGTAATATTCCAATAAGGTTCTCCAACTACGTTAGAAGCACCATCAAAATAACTATTAAAAAAATATTCTTGAGGTCTAGAAGCTAATAAGGTTGGGGATACATAATCTGTTTCGTCATATGTAACACCAGATGCCCAAAAAGTAGTGCCATAATAAACAGAACCTATAATAGTTCCATAAGAACTAATATCTATATCACTAATTAAAAATGTAAGGTCGTATGCCTCTATATACTCTAATCTTAGTATATCACCAGGGCTATAATAAAATGTATCAGCTGAGTTATTATTAAGATACATTACATCAACTGCATCTAATGTATTTGTTATTACTACATACTCATTGTTCAATAAATCAACTATATGTTCTGATGTAGTTAAAGGGGTTGGGGTTGTATTACTAACAAAAGTAGTTGGTTCACCAGACGTTGCATATACACCCTTTGTTAATTGAATATCTTCTGTTACATTGGGATTAGAAAACCTAAACAATTGTAGTTCTGAACTAGGTACTACTATATCTTCATATAGTAAATTACCTATAACAACTGGAATTATTGTGGGTATCCCTACATTTAATGTTACATTGTCTATTGTATAAACATCTGCATCTTTACAAGTGCCAATTAAAGTAAACTTAGATAAAGTAACTGGGGCTAGTATTGATGGCATTACTGTTAAAGTGAGATGTGAGTTCTTACCTCTATCACAAGAATAACCACTAGCCTCTGCCCTGGCTACAGCAGAACTACGGATTTCCATATAGGGTAAAAATGTCTCTCTTCTACCAACAACAACTTTATGCTGTAACCAAGTGCCAAGACCAGCCATAAGCTCTATAAGAGTTTCACCTGCTGAAGAAGTATAAAAATCCCTCCAGGTTAAATATTCTGGCTTAGACTGTACATATGCTTTTACGTCAGCTATCCATTGTTGAAAAGAAACTGACTGGGGATCTACTATCCATGACATAAATTAATTCTCCTTAGTATAAAATAGACGTTTGATATTGAAATAACTCTACAGATGATTTAACAGAAAAGGTTAAGTAAACATCAATTGTATGATTATCTGGGTCTACATCTATTTCTGAATTTGGCAAATCAACTTGAATTCTAGGGTCATTATATTCTACTTGTTCTGATACTTCTTTTAATAGAAGTAAACACGTATCTGTATCCACTATATCAAATAGATACTCCTCAAGATCTATACCATAATTAGGTCTAAATAATCTCTCACCTTTCATGGTATTAACCATGTTATCAATTGACTGATATATAGAATCCATATCATATATTAATGAGGATTTTTTAGGACTATATGGATTTAGATCCGAATATAGTGCATTTTTTTTAACTGACTTAATCATAATTTATTCCTTCATTTAAAGCTCTATTTACTTGTATATGATACTTAATTTGATATTCTAATCTCTTTTGTACTGTTGTAGCACAAGCTGGTAAGGCTAATATGCTTAATATTAATAGTATCTTAATCATACTTTATGTTCCGCTTACCTCGTCCCTTATTTTATCCTTGTCATCTAGCCATTTTTTAACTTCTGGAAAAAGGTCTTTAATCTCATTGGCTAGTATCTCAATAACCTTTTCTTTCTGCTTATCTGTTTCGGCTATATATCTAGCCTTTCTGCACTCTGCTAGATATTCGCTATGTCTAGGAAGGGTTTTAAGATAGCCCACTTCGTATTTCTTAACTACTCCTCCCTCAACATAAAACCTATTCTGTTGTGCATCGTTAAAAATTGCCTCATTTTTATATTCTTCTGGATAGTCTTCTACTTCCAATTCCTTCCATGCGCTTTGATAGACAAAAGCCATGATATTATTATCCTCATCTACGGCAACACGTTTTTTGTTTTCTAGCTCCATGTTGTCACCTCCTTTATCCTTTTATTATATTTTCTCCCTTTTAATGCTCTACTAACTTTGTCTTTGTGTTCTTGTGTGTGTCTATATCCTAATGAATATTTATTACCGATTAAACTATCAGATATTTTTTTCTTTTGTTCATCGGATAATGTTTTGCCTACATGAGCCTTACTCATATTAGTTTTAGCCACCAATGTATGTTTATAACCTTTATTTTTTCCTTTGTTAGCTAATGCAACTCTTTTTTGCCTTTCCTCTGGTAGTTTTCTACCCTTTAATGCTTCTTTAATTTTCTTTCTGTGTTCTGCTGAAATAACACAGCCTTTTTTTGCATCTCTCATTTTTTGTATAGACTGTTCTGTATGTTTTAATCCTTTACGACCACCCTTGCCACCTTTACATAAGTTATAACCGATACTCTTTATATCACTCTTAAAACAAGCTATCCAATAAATCTCTCTTTCGTTAAGGTGTTCTTGTGATATGCAATATTCTAGTATGTCTTTTCTGAAATTACTTCTGCCATATTTTTTAAAAGCATTATCAATCGCTATGCCACTACCCATATAATTAGGATTGTTCATACTGTCTTGTCCTATATATATTTTACCTGTTATTAGGTTTGTGGTCTTATAAATTATCATTTTGTTTTATAAATCCTCCCTATACATCACTCGGTATATCGTAGCCTGTAGGCTTAGCATCTAACTCTACATCACCACTTACTCTTATGCTTGTTACATTAGCGTTATAAGTACAACGAACAACAGAAGAATTAGGAGTTGCATAGTTATACGTTATAAATCCTCCAACAGAGCCTACTGAAATAGCTTGATAATTATTAGCTACATTCTTAAAAGTGACGCCTGTTACAGTTACACTAAAATCAGTATTTATACCTGCAGCGCCTACAATATTAAAATTTAATTTCCATGCTCCATTACTAGTCTTATAAAAAATACCAACTGCTCTAATTGTTGCCCATCCAGCAGGTCCACTACAAGTCAAATCTAACAATGGACTCACATACTCATATTGCCACTTTGCTCTACTTGGTGCGAAAGTTTCTATTTCTTGGATTTTAAGATAACTACCAATAGCATAGATGGTATGTAGTGAATTAATAGAATAAAGTCTTATCTCAATTACTGTATCTATTGATGGAGTAATATAATGTTCTATGTTCTCCTGTGTTCCGTGATTTGTAATATATGTTGAAATTAAAGCTGTTCCCGTCATTCCAATAAGTGAAGCATTGGTTACATCATATATTCTGTACTGTGCATAACCAGTATTAGCAGAACAAAATATATATAATGCTGACGATATACAATATGTTTTGTTTGCTTTAAGTGTAACCCTATAAGTAGCAGGGTCAAAAGCCATATTATTTAACACAACAGTATTAAACTTAATTGGGTCTGTTATTGCAATGTCAGTAGTTTGGTTACCTGATAATTGGAAAAGCCCAAACTCCTTTGGTGTCCAGTTTACTAAATCTCTTGAAAAACTACTACTAATTCCAGCCATATTTTATACTCCTAAACATCACTTGGCAAATCATAGCTCCCCTCTCTCTTTTAACCTTTCTATAGCCATATCTCTCATCTCTGCTTGTATTAAAGCCTCATCAGCTTGTAATTTTAATTCTTCCTCTGTTAATTCTTTTACTTCTTCAATAACTTTCTCTACTACTGGAATATTTTTAACCTCATATTCATTCCCATTCCATTGAGCATATTGCTTTGTATTATCAAACTCTGGTGGTACAACTTCTACACAACCAGCAGGAAGTAAAAACTTACCATGTTCCAATGGGCTTTCCTGTGAATTTTCAGGTCCTAAATAAACTCCGTTACTATCTAACTGATATACAATTTTAGTTCTCATCTTTACCTCTAATATTTAATAATATAATAAACACCATAAGCCTTACCTGTTGTTTCAAGACCTGTTCTTGGTGCACCATTTGTACCATCATTGGTCATTGTGCTTACGGTTGTTGAAATACTAGCATAACCAGTGTTCGTGTTTTTAGATGTAGCACTACCACCAAGTGTCCCTATTTCATATAACCCACCAAGCTGGATTTCCCATTGACCTATATTAGAATAAGTTATAGCATGAATGTGACCACTATCTGAGCTTGCAGCACTATGATAATGCCCTTGCCCTTTATCATCGACTTTAGCTGCTAGTGCCACGACGGTATTGCTTGTGAAAGCTGTCGGTGTTCCTACTCCTCTTAATGTTGCAGACCTTAAATCTGGTATATTAAAAGTTGTAGCACCATCACCAACACCCCAAGTCGTACTTAACTTGGCAAACAAAGACGAATAAACTGTCCTTAATATAGCACTTCCATCACAATTCAAATATCCGTCGGGGACAACAGCACCCGCATAAGACTGCACTACTCCAACCTGAACACTAATGTCTGGTCTTTGTATTACAGGGCTTACTATGTTTATCTGCTGAATTTCCCAGTGTGAATAAGTAGTATAAATAGCATTTATATTTGTACTAGTTGTTAACCTTAAATCTACTACTGTATCAACTGTTGGAGTAATAATACAAAAAGCTGGTGTTGTAGAAGTATTATTGGCAACATAAGTAACGGGTAATTCATAACCTAGTGTTCCAATATAAGCACCAGCAGTTACATCATAAAATTGAACAGTGCTACCACCTGCATTATTAGTATAATTAACCAATATATGTGAAATTAATTTGTAAGTTCTATTCTTTTTTAATGTTACTCTATAAGTTGCAGGATCAAGAGTAATATTACCAACAGACAAAGTGTCAAACTTAAGGGGATTACCAACATTAAAATTTGCTACTTGAGTAGCCGACATTATAATATAAGCATACTCATTATCACTAAATTGGAAGTTATTTTTACTACTTGTTATCTTCATCAAGCCACCGTATAAACAATACAATTAACATTTGCCATATTGCTCCTAAAACTTACCACTTTGTCATCTTCCATATTCATATCCATTTCTAAAAATAATGTCTGGTTTACATCTAGAGTAAAGTACTTCCTTTCCTCATCAAGGATACTACCAATTATATTATCATCAATATAAGCAATCTGTACCTCTGCAACATCACCACCATTTCTATTACACACTAACATATTAACCTTACAAGCCCTAGTTGTTAACCAAGCTACATAATCTGTATCTACAAGATTACCCGCACCATCTATATCTATTGCATCAACTCTTTTCATATTAACATCAGCAGCCAATACCTCACCACATAAGTCAAAGTTGACTAACAGTTGAGAGCTAGTTATTATAATAGTATCAGTAGCAATCATTCCATCTAATTCTATAATCTTTGTTTCGTAAGGTAAAAAGTAATCATCAAATAATACATAATCCTCATCAGCCAAAGCACCAATAGCACCATCTACATGTGCAACTTTAACCTTAGTAGTCAAACCACCATTGGTATTAGTTATATATAATTTAGGACTTCTAATATAAGTTAAAGCTGGTACTGTATATAAAGTCTCATCAGTATCAACTACTGCAATAGCAGCAACCCCTAGTCTTTGATAGTCACCTGCAACTGTACCTGCTCCTACAAATGGGTCAATTGCCGTACCAGCACCAGTAATAGTAACACCATCACCTTGTTGATCACCAGTATTAGTTCCACTTGTATTACCAATTACAATTGCATCAGCATCTGTTACATATCTTTTATCTACACTATCTGCTATGTCAGCTGTTGTGGCATCTGCACCCACTGTCACAAGACCTTTAGTATCATATGTTATCTTAGTTTTAGTACCAGCTACTATTGCTGCATTTTCGTCAACTTTAGCATCAAGAGCATTTTGTAAATCTAATTGATTAGCAAGAGTCCCTGTTATGTTACCCCATACTGCTGAAACATCAATGTTTTGAATTCTACTCCAACCTACAGCTGACTTTACAGCCCAATCACCAACAACCCAAGTAGTTATACCACCTAAGTTAGTAGCACCTGCAACGTCTACGATCCAAGCATATCCAGTTATTAATGTACCAGTTATATCTGGAACGTTAGTTGTAGCATTCCAATTACCTTGTATAATAATACTATTTAGCTCTGTACCAATGTGAGTTACAATAGCATCAGCCAATGGTGTAGAAAATACCAAATCAACTGGTAATGCACCAGCTGGTATTACAGAAGCATACTTAGTTTGCATTAATAATGCTAATACGTCTTTATCTAGTGCCATACTATACAAAATCTCCTATTTTAGCTTTCAACACTGTAAATGTTGGTTTATTTATTGCTGGTTGAACACCAATACCAGTAAGAGTTGTTATATTTTCACATGCCGTACATAATTGATGTATAAGATCTGTTAGATTCTCTGCACCTTTCTGGATAGTTACCTTACCAGCAGACGTAACTAGTACATATGTACCTGAACTAGTAGTAAACTGGACGTCACCTGTTATTTTATTAACTATAAATATATTACCAGTACCATCTTTCCACCCATAAGTATTTGGGTAATCTGTATGAAACTCTGTTAAGCTGGTCTTACTGGAGGACCAGACACCATCATAAAAGCCAAAATAAATATCATTATATGGAAATACAATTTGTACCTCACTACCTATTTCCGGTACACTGAATGTACCAGAATTTAAACTACCACCTAAGAAACTGCTTTCAAGTTTAGAAATCCAAGGTAGTTTATCATAATCTGTTTCGTCTATTAAGTCTGTAATAGTACATTTAACTCTTTGTAATTTAAGAGGATCTACATTATCTACTACAATACCTTTATGAGGTATTCTAAGATGTTGCATTGTAGGCTTTATATCTTTTATTGCTAAAAACATTATCTTAATTGCCCCTTTAATCCACTCATATTATCTCTACAAGCTGTTATAGTTGTAGTAAAATTCTTATGTGCTAATACTCTAGTAACTTTTGATACTATATAACCACCACTTTCATAATCAGAAGTCATTTGGCTATTTGGATCTGTACTGTTTACTGTTATATTAACTGGATCAAGAATCTGTATGTCACCAATAAACTTACCATTAAAAGCTAACATTAAATTAGTAGAACTTAATGCTAGTAACATACCAACATTGTAATTATAAGATTCGTGATAATTAACATGAACATTTTCATTTATCATACCACTACTATTAGCAAGCTTTGTTATACTAGATTTTCTATTTAATTTGTTGTTAGTACTTAAACCTGTTTCCTTAATATTAGGAAGTACAAATTCCTCAGTTCCATTTTCTAAATCATATACAAGTTTTTCTCTACCATAAGCATAAGATAGATTCATAATCGTATTTGACTGTGTAAAAAGAATAGAATCATACTGCAATGAATTCTTAGCCTCACTTTCTTGTTCTGTGGTAGCATTAGAAAATAAATACTTGTATTTCTTACTTGAGTTTTTCTTTAATAAAGACTTTAAATCTCTTATTATAAAATGACCTTTACTATTAATACCAAGTAATAAAATATTATTAGTAAAATTAGAGTGTAACCAAATATTACTTATAAAATTACGATCAGTAATACTATATTGAATCCAATTCTGTATATCTTTAGGTACCTCTTGTACATCACTATCTACCTTTATAAACTCACTATTATTACTTAATACTTTTTTAATTGCATCAAGACTATTCATTTGAGAGATTATAGACATATTATGTTTTACGTGATAATCATAATTACCTATAACACCACTCATAGAAATATTAATATATGGAAAAGCATTATACTTGACTTCCATTTCCACAACAGTTACTTGCATTTCGTGTTTATCATAACTATCATCTATACCAGTCTTTTTTTCTCTTGATATTTTCTTTAAACCACCAATTGTAACTTTTATTTTAGAACCCTCGTTTAAGTAAGCTAAAATATCATTATCCTTAACTAAAAAATCCATTTCAAATGCTACACCAACATTACCAGCTTCTTCTTCCCAAGCTACACGTGTAACATCATTGGAATCAAGTTCCCATATCTTATTGCCAATATTAATCTGAAGATAATATGATCCCTCAACACCAGCAAAATCACTATTAGTTTTAGTATTTATTGTAGATCCCATTATTATCCCCTAGCAACTCTATCGGCATTTAGATTAAAAAATAACAATTCAAGATCTATAATAGATGGATAATTTAACATTGTATTAGCAGGTATAACTTCTGGGTCTTGTAAATTGTTAAATTCCATTATAATCCACCAAAACTGTGTTTCTCCATATATTTCATTAGATATTAAATCTATACGATTTTCTAATGCTCCAATTTGTAGTTGACCTTGTACTGGTAATAACCTTAAAGCAGACAAAAATTTAGCAGTAAGAGGATCAAATTCTTGCTCTTGGTAATCAAGAAACTTGGCAAAAGCATACCTATCTTCTCTTTCTATATCTAAATTAATAAAAAATTGAGACATATCTATTAACTCCCTGGTACTTTCATAACTGTTATAGATGGCATAAGTTTATCACTTCTTTTAGTAAACCATGATAAAAATGTTTTTTGATCTGGCATTCTAAAAGGTCTAAAACTTACAGCAACAGTAGCGTATAATGGTTGACCATTACGTATTATTTCTTTACTAAACTTAGTGTTAACACCAGTTATTAAAAGGTCTTTAGCCCAAAACCAATCACCAACTCTAACATCAATTGTTTTATCTTTAAAGAATATTGGTGGTTTCATTGTCATTGTAGTAAATTCTGATGGTAACACTGAACTCATTAAATAAGTACAATCCATCATTATATCATCTTTAGGGTGGGTATTTATAAATATTAAGTTTAAACTAAATGATGGCTTATTTGTACTCTGCCATATTTCTTCTGTAAATAATGACCCACCAAATTGAGTACCAGCTGGTGGTAATCCTATAACATCTGCTAAATTTTCTTCTGTAAGATTTTGATTTTTTAATGCCCCTCCAGCTTTCTGTATATAAGTGCTTAATTTACCAGCAGCTGAGAATAAACCCATTGTATTTAACGGTTGAGAAGAAATAGTACCATTCATTTCAAAATCACTATTAACCCAACAGGATATAATCTTACTACCTGATAGAACTCCTAAATCATCACCAGCAGCATTTGTTAATTTAGTCTTAGTATTTGTCTTTTTCTTAAATATAATTTTAACTAAATTATTAGAACCAGTATCTATTTTACTAGTAATACGATTTTTAATATTTTCTAATTCAGAACGGCTCATTTATTATTCCTCATTTTTATCTACTGTTTTACCTGCTTTAGTAAGTAAACTATTTAATGTACCAGCACTACTACTAGAACCAGATGGAGTTTGTGAATTCTGTTGTTGTGGTTGTACCCCACTCTCTTTTAGAAATTTAGTATCTTGTGTGTTTTTTCTAAAATCATCTTGTTCTACTTTTTCCTTTGCTACTGCTTTAAAAGTTTTTTGTTTTTCGTCCTTTCTTATAACATCTATATCTACATTTTTAGTTTTTAAACCAGCTTTAATACCCTTTATTGTACTTTCTTGTACAGTTATAATATCCTCTAAACCTTGAAATTTTACATCTGGGTCTGCCTTTTGTAACCTTGCCAATCTTGCTTTACTTTCAGCTAAACGTTTTTCTTCATTTTCAAGTCTATACAATGATGTCTTTTCACTTTCATTTATTGTTTTATCTTTTTGATGATCCGTTATTGACTTTTCATCTGGTTTCCCACTTAGTTTATCCATAACGAATTTCCAAATAATAGGTAATAATATAGCCAAAAGCAATATTATTTCACCAGCTTGGTCCATGAAACCTGTAACTGTTGATATACCAGTTGATATACCATTTGGTATAGACATCATACTTCTTTCTTCTTTAGAGCTGACCTTCTCTCTAAACTCACCCTTTTTAATACCTAAACCAAGCTTACCTAATTCACTGGCTGATATTTTAATCTCATCCTTTTTACTTTTCTCTGACATCTTAGCAGCATTTTCCATTACAATCTTCATTGCGTCAAGCTGACCAAGTTTTACTGCTTTTTCTATTGCCTCAGATATACTTTCACCTTTTTCTTGTGTAATACCTGAACCAGTTAATACCTTTTTGTTCTTATCTAATCCAAAAACCTTTAAAGCCTCAATCATTTGACCTGCAAATTCAGTTTGTTTTTCAACTGATAAAAGTGAATCTTCTCCAATGCTACCAACTAATTCCCTTAATTTATCTGATTTCTTTATTGTTAAATTAAATAATACATCACTAAGACTCTCTGATTCTTTAAAAGCCTCATTTAATTTTTGTATCTCTTCTTTGTTAACCTTTTCTTTATTCTCTATTTTTGATATAATACCTAATACAGATTCACCTTTTTTATACTGTTCTAATAATTTAGCAGCCTTTTCATTAGTCTTTGCTTGTTCTTCTAAGTATTTTAGATTATTTCCTAATACTTTCTGACTACTTTTAAATTTATTGCTCATAGTAAGCATATTATCTCTTAAGGACTCCCACTGTTCCTGAGATAATTTATTAAAAGAACCAAATACTTTCTTTATAGAAAGAGTAAAACCAGTTAGAACAGTAGATATAGTTTTATCTATAGCTGTACCAGCTAGTCTATCAGGATCTATTGTAAGTCTTGCCATTATTCTTGCACTCCATTGATAATCTCTTCTACACACTCACCAAGTTTCAGTACCTCAGTATAATCCATTTTACCTATATCAGATATTGGCACTATATTTTTCATTGATAGTACGAATTCCAGTTGAATTAGATTCAGAGGGTTCACGAAAGGGGGAGATAAAAATATCTCCATCACCTCCTCCATCTATTGATACTATATTAGATGCTTTGCATTCTGCACAAATAAACTTTTTAGATGATATACTATGATATAGATCTTTTATTATTTCTTCAAATACTACACCATCTTCAAGTTTAGCATACTTAAACTTATTGTAAGTATCTATAAACTTTTCAGAAGCACCCTTATCACTTAAATCCATTATTGTTTGTATTGAAGCTATTGCAAATTCGTCATTATATAAATTCTGATCAATTAACTCCATAGTCATCTCTACAGTTAATGGCATAAACTCATATTTACCAAAACTAAATTCCTTTATATATGGAACCTTTACGTCATTTAATTCATCAAAATCAAAATTACTTATTTCTTCTACTATGTTATTCTCTTTATCACAGCTAGAACAGTAATAAGTAATACTTAATTTCTTAGTTTCAAGAGTTGATATGTTTCTTAATATTCCAAGATACATAAAATCTGATACTGTAAGTTTATACTTATCAAAATTAGTCTCTATTCCAGTCAAAACAAAGTCAAATCTATCCTTAGATTCCATTTTAGACTGGCTAAATAGTTTAACTTCTTCAAATGTATATGGATAATACTTAATACTAGCATCACTTGGGTAAAATAAACCTTTAGACGGAAGATCCTCTACTTTTATATTTATAGAAGGTAAATAGTCTGATTTTACAGAAGTAATGTTATTAGCTTTCTTTTTATTGTGTTTAAACTTGAAATCTGTACTATCTATTTTTAATACTTTTAAAAATAACTTAAAGATAAATTTAGGCATCCATCTAGGTTTTATCATGTAAATCTCCTCACAACCCCTGCAGTTTTCTTTGTTATAATATCAAATCTTGGCATAGTAAACCCAGCTACTGTCTCTAAAACTTGAACCTTAAGCATTTTTAAGTCATAAGTATGAAGACCATCATCACTATCACCAACAAATGATAACGTTCCGTCTGGTATAACTACATATCTATTAGTTGTTATACTATTTAACTGATTATCTAATTTGGATACCACTATAATCTTTGATACTTCACTTATAGTTTTTATACACCTTGATTTATCAGTAATTTCATCTATTCCTTTATCATTTGTAACAACATTTAAAGATGATCGACCTTTATCTGTTAAACCTGCACCTACTGCTTTTTCTAGAATTGTATTACCTTCTACTTCAGTAAAAGGGTTCATCCACGCTTTACACCAGTTAAACATTGAATTATGTATATCATCTACAAAAGTTATGTTAATACCTAAAATCTTACTTCCCTTAGGAACTGGATGATTATAATATGTACCTGGTGCTTCAAAATGTGTAATACTTGTTTCTTCATCACTAAACTTTGTGATAGGATACCACTCAAAATTACTGCCAGCAGAAGGTATTGCACCTTCTTTACCAAGGAGTTGGTCAGCTATTCCCTCAAGCTTACCAAGAGCTATATCTCCAACTTTTTGGGTTACAGCTTCAACTAACCCACCAGCTACTTCCTCAAAAGAAATATCCCAAAGGTATCTTCTACTCCACTCTACACTTCTTATTTGATCTATGTTATTTAACTTTGGCATATATATATTTCCTCTTATTATCCTGCTAAATTTTCTATATGTAGATCTTTAAATATTCTTATTAAATTTGTAGTTTTATATATTACCATTTTAACTCCATTTTAACCATTCTGGTACAGACCCAGTAAAATATTCTGTTACTCCACTAATAGTACTTATAGCACCAACCATATCAACTTTTGTTTCTGTAAAATAATCAAACCCAAAGGTTACATTAGCTTTAAAGATTTCATCACTATTATCTGCAGCTCCTCTACTATAACCCTTCAATATACAACCCCAACAAGTAAATAATCTAATTGGTTCATTTTTATTATTTAATAATGTTAAATTAACTATTGAAGATGTAAGACTTTTAGCATTACCTTTACCACTTTTTAAATTCATTATGGCGTCTTGCCAAGCACTAAAGAAGTCAAATACTAAACCATCTGTAGTTTCAATAAACACTAAATTCATATCATTAGGTTTTACTGAACCATTTCTCTGTATTGACCACTGTTTTATTTTTACTTCTTGGGATGATATATTATAAGTAGGGACATCCGAGCTTTCACATCTAATATTGAGTTCAGTAGGTAAAATAATCCCAATACCTGCAATAGGCTGAGTGACAAAATCTAATCTCCATCTGAATCTCTGGGCTATCTGCCCAATGTTTCTGACATCTTGAATTGTTGGTCTCATTAATTAATTTTTCTCCAATGTTTAGATTAACACTGAGATTTACCCAGAAAAGGCTTAGGATAAAATTATTAGGGTTGAAAGGTTTACTAACAACCCTAATAACAAGATAGGGAGGCAGGGAGGATATTGACTATTTTAAACTATAGATTCCTCTTTAAACAGATCATAATGTAGAGTAATCTTAGGTTTAACTAAGTTATTTTCATTATCTATTGCACCAGGAGTATAGTCCTCAAGAAGAGCACCAATTAAGGTAAATTTCTTTTTAGGATTGTCCTGATTATCAAGTAAATAAAGAGTTATAGTAGCTTCTACTTCATTTTTATTACTCTGTGTTCCAGAATCCACATTGTAACTAACTTCTCTCCATTGGACTAGAAAATTAGCCATTTCGTGGTTAATAGTTTCTATAAATGTTAAATCTATAGATCCATTATATTTTGTAATACCCTGATAAGCTACTTCGTGTCCTCTAATATTATTACTTACTAAATTAGGTGTAGCTTTAGGTATTGTTGCACTTTCACACCTTAGATTAATTCCTGCGGAATCAATACCAGGTGAGGTTACGGCAGTAGGAAATGCTGTAAAGTCTATTTCCCATCTATGACTTAGAGCTAATTGCCCTAATGATCTTAATTGACTAACTGATGGTCTTCCCATTTTTTATTCTCCTCTATTTATTATTTTCTTCATATCTAAAGAGGTAGCTATTAGTATAACTACCTCCGTCATTAATTATTCCTTAGAATGCACCGAATGTTGCACCAGTTGATGTTATGATAGTCTTAAACCTGATTATCTCAGCAGACTTAGTAGGCTGTATGTACAACCAAACTTCCATTTCATTGGCATCTATAACTGCAGGTGTGTTATTGCTTTCATCACAAACTGTCTGAAAAGCATATACACCACGTCTTGCTTTAATATTTTCCATATACTGATCTATAATTATCTTGATCTGATTTCTTGTGATAACGTCATTGAATTCAAATATAAAATCATCAAGAAGTGAAGCTATTGCAGGTTGTATATAAACTAACAATAGTCTTACATTCAATCTGTCAAGAGATGTTGGTCTAGCTGATAGAGTCTTCTGGCCCCAAACAAGTATACCTTTACCAGGTGCAAACCTAATAGGATTGATCTGATTATCATAAAGTTCATCCATTTCACCTTTAGACCATCTACGTTTAACATCAAGAACATTTAACAGCCCTCTTCTAAAACCAGCAGCAGGGTACCATAGTTCATAATTAGCAAATGTTCTTGAAATTACTGAACCAGCATAACCATCTGGGGATACATAAAGTTCTCTATCATTAAATTTATCATAGATAGAAACGTGAGGGCTATACATAGCACTCCAAGAACTGTTTAGGTTCAATATATTCTTTCTATAATTTACAATTGAAGTAACATAAGTATTAGCAGTTGCTTCGTCTACATATCTTGAGGATAAAAGACCTACACAATCTTCTCTAGACTGGCATAAAGCATCTATAGCTCTTTGATAAGATTTAGTAGTCCAACCACCATCTAAAACTAATGTTATGGTTGAATTGTTTGTATTATCAAATAAGTCTAGAGCAGTTATCATATTAGCATCAGTAACTGTAGAACCATCATCTCCTTTAGCAAAATCAAGAATTATGGTTTGCTCTTTAGGATATAGTAATCCAGAACCAGCATCAATTGCTCTTATATAGCTTGATTCTAATAGTTTATCTTCTATATAGATATTATTACCATAACCATCTTTAGTTCCATCTATCATAGAACAAGTATGTGACTCTTGTAGTATATCTTTATAATATACTGCAATTATAAATGCCTCAGGTTCTTTAACAGTATCTGGGGAACTACGATAGTTGTATATCTCTATAGATATATCATTATTCCATAGTCCAGGATTAACACCATAAAGTAAAAATGCATCCTCTTCATCAGCAGCATCAGTACCCTCTACTGTTATAACAGGCTCTATTGTCCAGTCCGAACTACCATTTGTTGGGGCAGTACTTACTGTTCCAGTAACCGCATTAGTAACTGTAATAGTATTGGAAGCAGGAGTTGAACTAAATATACCTGTTAAGTTATCTATCATCTTTTCCATATAAGTACAAATTACTGTACCTGTTGCTGCCTCTGGAATTACTACTGGTATTGCTGTCTTACCAAATAGCTCAGGATCAGTAGCCATGTCCGTAATAGCTACAACTGTCCAATTAATACCAGTATCTACAATTACATCACCAATAGTAGGAGTAGCAGTCCATGCAGGTTCTGCTGCACTTGTTACTAATATACCACCACCAAGAGAACATTTAAGAACCAATCCAGCCCAACCAGCTACATAAGAAGCTATACTTGGAACACAGTAGTCTCCTACTTGAATTAAAGCAGCTTTCTGCCATGCAGAAGCCACACCAAACCAGCAATAATAATCTGTTGTCGGTGAGCTAAATTCTACAAAAGTTTCGTTTGTTCTTGCAGGTTCTGTTATAAGTTGTACTGTACCAGTTGAAAGTGCAGTACCATAAGCAGTAGCTGTGAATATAGAACCTACTTCATTTGCATCAGCACCAATAAGTGTAAAATCAGTAGTACCAACTAAAGTTATTATATATCTACTACCAATAACCATTGAATTAGCTGCTAGAGTTGTGAGTATATCTACACCAGAAATATCACCATCGTCATCTACTGTAAATCTTGTTATTTCTGCTGCTGCAGTTACCGATGTACCAGAAAATGTATAAGCATCAGGGTCAGTCATACCAGCTGCTATTGCTGCATTGGATGCTACTGCTGGGGTAGTTCTTATAATTGTACCACCATACAGAGAGGTATTAGCTGCTCTAGCTACATATAGTCTATTTGCAGATGTTAAAAACTGCAATGCAGACCAATACGCATTGTCATATCCTATTTCTATTTTTCCATCTGCTGTTAGTCTGTTTAGTAAATCACTTTCACTTGTTATTAGTTCAAGTTCATCTACACTGCCTCTAACTGCAGGAATTACTATCCCAGCTGTAACACCAGGAAATCCTGGTACTCTCTGTGATAAATCAATTGTACTTTTTATTACTTGGGCACTAGCCATTTTAAAATATCCTCCTTAAATTTATACTTTTAATATATTTCTCTAACATAAATACCATTAGGTAAATTACCTAATAAATCTTTATCTTTTATTTTTGACTGCCCTCTTGAAGGAAGCATGAAACTCTTACCTTGATATGAGAGTTCTGTAGGATGAGAAAGCCTAGAACAAACATAATAACCATTAGGGTTAATTACTTTAACCTCTTTCTTTATTACCTCTTTTTTTAGCTCTTCTTTCTTTTCTTCTTTCTTTTTTGTTTCCTTAACCTCTACTGGTTCTTTCTTAACCTCTTTGACATCTACTAGGTCTTTCTTAATTTCTTTCTTAAATTCATCAGTCATATTATTTTCTCCTTCTCTGTTTATTCACTGGGGGTCGGGGAGCATATATTTTACAAAAATATAAAATCCCCAGTTTGTTTATGGCTCCCCATCCTTTAAATATATCTTAAAGTGTCACGATCAATATCTATATTCACCTCTGAACTAGCACCGGCAACACCATCATATGCTACTGTTATCTTACAGTTACTTGTCTGAAATGGGATTGGAATTGGTATAATACCTTTACCAACAGCTTGAACCTTTACAACAAGATCCTCTACTACATTAGTTGTAGCATCTTTTTCTTTTATAGTGTAAAAGTCTGTTGCATGTATTAATGGGTTTATAGTAGAAAACGTAAGCTCTATACCTGTTTCACCATCTATAGCTGCATAATCTACATAAAGCATTAAATTAGCTTGATTACGACCTTCATAAACATACTCACCTGTTAGGGCTGTTGTATCTGTGAATTTACTTGAAAAGTTTATCATTTTTTGTCCTTCCTATATTAATTTAGTTCTTCATCATCATAATTATCTACATTATCAAATACTATTCTATTACCCTCTACCTTTATATCACCAGCTATTGGTAACTTTATTGCTAACTGTATGTACTCAAGAGCTTTAGTAGCAGTTGCTTCATCTTTAAACTCTATAGTGTATTCATCTATTACCTTAGGTTCAAAACCACCTGTTGTTACTTTCTTTAGTATGTATGGTGGATAATCACTCATATTTTCATCTACTTCATTTTCTTCTGGTTCTTTATCAACCTCTACGTCCTTAGCAGATACTGTTATAAGCTTTTCTGCACCTAACTTAACAAGAACTTTATCAGCAGCTATGTCATGGTTAATAACCAGTCCAACTGTACCATAAGCGTTATCAACTTTAACTTTTACTCTTTTACCTGTAAGAAGTTCACTAACAACATTGTTCTCTACTTCTTCTTGCTTACTGTCATTCTTCTGGTCAACAGGTTGTACTGCCTTCTCAGCATCTTGTAATACCTTATCTGCGGCTTCAATAACTTGTTTGGCTTTTATCATTGTCTAACTCTCCTATATTTTTTATATTAATCTAAAGACTCAACATCATATATATCAACTTCTATCTGACGGGCCTCTGCACCTACCTCTAAAGAAACAATATTGCTTTCTTCATCAAAAGATAAGATCTTACCAGTATTACCAAATTCAGATGTTTCTAGTATATTTACTGTATCACCTATACGAAGCCCAAATTCTTCTAAGGACTCATTTAGGTTTTCTTTTAGTACCCTATCAAGATTCTTTATTAACTTTTTTATGTTTCTCATTAAGTAATTACATCTCCTTCTAATAAAATACTATTATCTATATTAACATTATTATAGCTAAAAATATCGAAATTGATCTGTTCTATCCTACCAACATCATATGTATAAATATGATACATACCACATATCTTAACCGACCCAGTAATTGCCTTATAATAAGTATCACCATACTTAATATCTAAAGACTTGAGTTCTGTGTCCCAAATACATTGATATTTCCAAACACCTAAATCATAAGTCTTAGTAAGATCTACCGTAAATTCATCTATACCTGATATTCCATCTTCTATATGATACATTATCTCAAAAGCATCTATATACTGTGGGGCAGGAGATATGAACACAAAATCCAAGTCTATCTCACCATAC